CCTGATGGTTTAACATTTAATGAAGAAAGACCAGCACATGGACATATAGTATTAACAACATCAACATACCTTCCATTTTCACCACATTGTTGACCATGATAGATATGTGGTTCGCCTAATATATAATAAGGAACATAGTTTCTACCATCTTCAGGGTCATTGCATTGATTCCTATAATGCTCTACTAAATGCTTGTCATTATTTGCAAATTCTCTATATGACATAATATATGCAGGTCTTTTCTCGAATACATTTTCCATTGCTATGGTTCCACCTCCAATAAGAGGTACTATGCTTGCGTATTTCATACTGACTTAAGTTTTATATCCCATAAAGTATTTATATGTCTCTTTACACTGATAGTAGGTGCCCAACCAAGTGCTTTAATATCAGTAATGTCTGCTGTATTATCATCAGCTTCACATTCATCACCTTCTTTTGTTGGGACATCATACCCAGCCATTTTAGCTAAATTTGATACTACATTACCTTCACCGGTACCAATATCATATGTTGGTTTAAGTGACCAGATATCTAAATTCATTAAAATAATAATTGCACTAATCACATCATCAATGTGTACAAAATCACGAATATGATTTGTTACATATTTAAGATTACCATCTTTAATTTTATCCATAAACATACCACGCTGAGCACCAGCTCCACCATAAACCGTGGTGAATCTTAATCCAACTTGTCCAGGGAATGCTGTCTCCTCATTTACTTTTTTACTTATTCCATAAGGAGATTTATGCCATTCATGTATACAAGATGATGATGCATATATTAATGGTACTTTATATTCATGACATTGTCTTTGTATACGACTAGTATTAGTCACATTATTTTCCCAATATATATTAGGGTCTTCAATACTTTTACGAACATCAGCCCATGCTGCCATGTGTATTACATAATCAGCTTCAGTAAATCCTCTAGGAGCAAGTTCAAATTTTTCAATAGGTTTATCAATATGGTGGTCCCATTCAATAATCTGATGACCATCTTCTTTTAATTTATTTTTTATATGGCTCCCAATAAAACCATGTGAACCTGTAATTATTATTTTCATGCGAAATATTCCTCTAATGTTGCTACTTCTTTTAATTCTTCATTGCCCCATGCATCCCAACCTTTTCTTATATTCCTAGCAAATAATTCTATTCTAGGACCATACGATTGATTTTCAATTTTAGTATAAAACTCTATTGGTTTTTTACTATGTTCAGATTTATTAGCTTTAACTAATGTACTTTCATTTTTTACTAAAGGTTTTAAGTTACCCTTTTTGCCAAATAAACAAATTTCATGTTGACCTCTAAAATAATAACCTATACCAAAACTATTTTTAGCCCAGACTAAATTAGTTATATATTTAAATCCCCAGTGTTCCATAATGTCAAGACCTTCTTTTAAAAAATTATTAGTGACCCACATATATAACCAACATTCATTATCTGCTATATCTTGAACTGGGAGGTTTTTTATATCCTCAGTTCTCATTAATTGATAATGTTTATCTGCACCTCTTTTTATTTTGCCGCCTCCAGCTTCATTCCACGGAGGATCAGCATATATAGTTTTATATTTTTTATTTGGAAATGGTATCAAAAGAATGCCTCTAATCCAACAGCTTCTGTTTTGTTAAAATTTAATGTCTTATCAATAATATCATTATATACAATATCTGCACTACAATGGTCTTTCCAAAATTCAAACATCATATCTCTCCATTCAGCTCGCATATTATTCTCATGTCTTAATAAGAGCATTAATTCTGTCATTTCAGCCGCGTTGGTATGGTCAATACCTATTGTTCCATTGTTTGCACATTGACTAATTGGACAATCAAGCTTACGATGTATTACATTATCACATAAATGTTTATGGAATATTGGTATAACGCCTGCAGCAAAAGAATCTGTATGACAATATTCAAGATTATCACCATAAAGATTTGATTTAAAATACATTAAGTCTGAACCAAATCCATTAAGACTCATACGTTCCATCATTTCAGAATGTGTATATGATGAATAAAGATAAGCACCCATATTCTCTTGTTCTGAACCATACACGGGATGTCTAGTTTTATTTTCATCAATACCTTTTTCAGGTCTAAAATAATTAATAACATCCCTACGGTCTTTCTTTTCTTTTGAATTCTTATATAATACTAACGGATATTGTATTGAAGCTTCTAAACCTTCAAGTACAGTAATAAATCCTGCTTTACGGAAGTGGTCATTATGTATATCAATCATTACATCAGGTCCTTTCCACATTGCAGTACGACCAACCCAACGAACATATCGTGCATCTTGTTCTTCAATTGGTTTCCAATAATCTTTATTAAAATTAAATCCAACACCCATGTTAGTCAATGGTGTCTTTATATTATTTTTTCGTGTCCACCTTGCAAAATCATTCTCAACTGAATGACACATTAAAACATCTACGTTATTACAAACATCGGCAAGACGAGCATTACGAGTAATAGATGCCATTTTATGGTCAACTTGAACAAGTCCTTTACGAACATTAATGTTAGCTGCCATACGAATAAAGTTATCTATACATTCTTCAGAATGTGATTTTGAAGGTATGCTCCAAATAATACAGGCATCAAGCTTATTAATTCTATCTACTACATCCTTACAAGCTATTAAATTAGGAAACTTTTTAGTTGATTTACTAACCATATCCCAATCGGCTCCACGAAAATAACTAACTGGAAAATTCATAGACTCTCTACGAGGCCACAATTTATCCATTGTAGCAAATATTTCTACTCCAGGAAAAAGCTTTTGGAATTCTACAACGTTCTTTGTAACACCTACGCCTTCAACTCCTCTACCGAGAATTACACCTATTTTCATGACATATTCATTGGTTTAATTAAGTCAAAATGTTTTTCATATACATGAAGATTTTGAACCTGCCAAATCATTGTTCCTACTTCTATATTTAAATCATTTGCTAATTCATGTAATACATATTGTTGCCATGCATAATCATTTTTATATCCATACACAACATCATTACTGCGCATTGACACTGAACAATGTAGTTTATCATTACGAATATAATAAGCTACTGAGTTAGTACATATAAAATCAGAACAACCATCCATATCAAATTCATTCCAAATTTCTGGTCTATTATAAATCATCATAGCTCTTCTGGAATTAGGATTTTCTTGCAATTCAGTTCTGCAATTCTCATATTGGTCATAATTATCTTGATGCCAAATTAAATAACCATAATTAGAATGAATCCAACCTTCATCAGAAGCTGCATATTTCCATGCTTCTGGTGGAGGTTTACCAAATCCATATATGTCATTAATGTTTAAAGACATGGATTTATACCATTCAATTTCTTTTTTAATATATTCTATATTGGGTGTACCAAATATTGCAGGTTCATCTGCTTCAAATGATGCACCAATTAATTCAATACATTTAACACCTGTCTTATCTATTGTTTGGCCGTAGCCACCGCCTTGTTTGGCACCAATAAAATAATCACGGACATCACATACTCTATACGGTCGTACTAACATCTTTAATCCTATTTAAAAAGTCACGGTCAGGACTTTGTCCTTCCATTTTACCACGTGAATAACTAACAAAAAATGAACAATAATTTATAATATCAATACATGAATCTTCAAGTGATTCAAAGTTTGGTTTATAATTAGGATCAGCTTCCATAGCTTCAATTACTGAATGCATACGTAATATTTTTGCATGCATTGTATCTAATATTGTTGAACATCCATGTGGATAATAATCAGCTTGACGAATCCTAGAATTAGGATTTTGATAATCATTTGATTTTTGTTGTTGAATTTCTGCAGCTGCCTGTAGAACTTTTAATGATTCTTTCATTTTTACTCCTTATTTAAATCGTCCATGTTTTGATATTTTTTTTGATGCGTTCATAATAGTATTAGTTCGTTCATCATTAACGTTTCCAATAAATTTACAATTGTCAATATGATATAATCTCATTTCAGTTATAGGTATTCCTGGAATTTTCTTATACTTACTTTTGTCTATACATTCATAAAGTGTTGCACCTTCTTCTTTAGATTCTGGAATTTTAATAAAATATAATATATCAACATTATCTAATTTAGCAAATTGACTCTTATCAATCCAAAACCCTTGGTCTCTATCATTTAATCTAAGAGTTTTTACTTCATAGCTTTTATTAATTAAAGTTCGCATACCATCTTTTTTGTCATCAAACCAATCTTCGGTTCGTTCTGCATCTTTAAAATGTTCTGCTATTAATTGTTCGCCAAGGTCTCCTGCCTTAACTGTAAATGTTTCTGTGGATGTATTCGATTGCACGATCCGCCTCCTTATTAAATGGTCTTGACTTATACCAATTCCCATTTTCAAAGTCAATTTCCTTACATAATGTTGTGATTTCTTGAGCAGTTATAGGATATTTTTTACGTATCGCATTACCTGCAATTGAAACCATAATGGCATACATCTTTGCATACCAGCCTGTATCAGTTATTTCATTGTATTCTTTAACTAATTTCTTATTAACAAATGGACAGTCTCTATAATTATTCCAAGTCACACTTGTATTTGTTAATTCATTTTTACGATGAGCAAGTAATTGTTCACGAATAGCTTTAGGTAAATTATCTAATAAATTACTTGACCTTTCAACATAATCGTGTTTACTTATAATTTCAAGTGGGTCCATATCAACACCGTGGAAATTATTAAATATAAAATTATGTGCACCTTCATATTTTCCAGGGACATAATACATACGGCTTAAATCTTTTGTTTGAGGGTCACCAACATCTCCTAACTCTTTATTGAGAGCATACCAAAAATGTTTAATTGAATCTTTATGAACAGGTTTAGATAATGGGAAAACCATTCTAAACTTTGGTTTCTTTATAGTGGATGACGCGGTTGAATAGCATATATGATTCCATTTACCATAATGTTCAAGGATATCTTTTTCAATTGGATCAGAAAAATTATGTTCATCTATATCTACAGCACACCAATTAGCCCACCCTAAAACATTCTCATTTGCTCTGGTTGTTTTGTCTTTATATATAGCTGGAGAAATAAGAGGTGCTGATTTTTTATCCTTACGAGTCTCTTGTGCTAAATCAAAAAACATTTTTTCAAAAGTTTTATAAGAACTAAAGTTTAAACGCTTATGCGTTTTATTATCATATATTGATTTAAATATTGTAAGTGAATAATTCAAGTTACTTTCTCAATGTTTCCTCTTTTCCAACCATCATATTCTTTTCTAAATTTGGTATGTTCCATAAGAGTAAGTTCATGAACTCCTTTACCTTTATACCTTTGCAACCATAAGTCGTAGGTATGTGTTTTAAAAAATACCCAATCTTCGTGAGATAGTTTAGCCATTATATTTCTCCACTGCGTCTGGTGTCCATTTAGTATTATATTTACCAGAAATTTCAGTTCTAGCTACATTAGCTTCCATAGCTTTCTTTTTTATATTTTCTGCAATAAGTTCTTCTAATTCTTCATCAACATCTGGTTCAAATGCTGTTGGAATAATACCATGATTATTTTCATGACTTGGTGCTGTCCAACCTTCCGGTTTAATTAAATCTGGTATACCTAATGGATTTGGACGTGATTCTTTCACACCAACTTCTTTTGTCATATTAGCTTCAAAAACATTATCCCATGCTGTATGTGCGTTAACACCCATTGCATCTAAAGTTCCAATAGCAACAACACAAATATCAATAAGACCATCAACAATCTCTTCAGAATCTTCCATAATAATAGCTTCTCGTGTTTCATCATATTCCTCTTTAATAAATTTTAATCGGAATTCAAGATATTTTTTAAGTTGAAATGGTGTAGCATGGTTAACCCATTCTCTTACACCATATTTGTTTTGCATACGATTAATATCGTTTACCCAATCTGCACTCATAATTTCTCCATTTGTTATATTATATCATATTTTATATTAAATGTAAATAGCTAGGTGAAAAAAGATTCTAAAGTATTTTTTTTCTCACTTTCCCATCCAACAGCGGTTAAGACAGGTTCTATTGCACTAATAAATGTTTTTTCGAATTGAAGATTATAATCTATATAGTCCTCAAGTTTAAATTGTTTTGGAAGAAAGTCAATAAATGCAATGACATTCTCCTTTATAGGATTTGGTTTAATTAGATATGTGAACTTAACTTTGTCACCACCATGTATTTTTTCAACTTTATTGCGAAGATCTTTATCGTCAATTAAAGCATTATGTAAGAGTGCTCCTCGTACATGAATAGGTGTACCTTTTTTATATATGGTTTCTTTATCATTCCATTTTTTAATATTCTGAACAGAACGAGGAAATGATACTTCCTCAGCTGATGCTTGAGAGAATACTTTCTTAAAGTTTTGTATATCGCTTTGAACTGTTATCTCATCAGTTTCAATAATTCTTCTAAACATATCTTTTAATGCTTGTCTACATATTGCAGGAGTACTTGATTTAATAGCTTCAATACCCATAATTTTTAAATGAGGTTTTGTATAACGTACACCTTCATTGTCATACACATTTAAAATATATCTTTTCTTTGCTGTCCATATACCTCGGTCGGCAATTACTTCTCTTCCCATAACCATTTTGTTTTCTATACCACCAAGAGTATTATATAATTCATTAAAAGAATTTTTAAGAGCATCTTCTAAAGCTGTAGAACATAATTTGTCTAAAAAGTTTATAGGGTTTGCTGGTTTAAAACGTTTTACAAACTCATCAAGACAAACATATACTGAGTCAGTATCAATAGCAACCACGTAATCTTTATCAGTTTCTAATGTCTTATTAAGATATTCATTTAAATATTTTTCTGCCCATTGAATAGTTGCTTGGCCAGTGAGAGTAATACCCTCAGCAATTCTCATATCAAAATATCTGAACCATTTATTACCCATCGCTCCATATAAACTATTAAGAAGAATCTTAAGAGCTAATTGTTGGTTAGATGAAATCGCTATACGTTTTTCAATATCATATTGCTCTGATTTACTACCACATAATTCTAATTCTTGTTCAGCTTTTAATTGTTTATTTTTATGCTCAACACGTTCGTTATAAATTTCTTGGATTATTTGTGAAAGAATACCCTGTTTGGTTGTATCAAATCGAACACCATTGACAGCTAATGCAGTGCCAGGTTTATTGTTTATTACTTCACTACGAAGAATAGATTCAACATTTACATCTGGTTCATCATCAAGTAATATAGTCTCGGGAGACATATTATATTGCATAATAATTGATGGGTATAGAGAGTTCAAGTCAAATGAACATACCCAATCATGCATTCCTACTTGTGGTTCCTTAACATATCCACCAGGATATGCCCCTTTAAATGACTCTTCATTTTGTGGTATTGCTATTTGTTGTTCATACAAATGCCTATAGATTAAGGAATCCCATATCGCCACAGTCCCTAGAACTGCATCATAGTTAACACCACCTTTATAGGCCATAGTTAAACATAAGGTGATAAGACCAAGCTTATCTTCCATTCTGTCAATCAGCTCTACATCTTTAATATTATAATCAATAAACTTCTGATAATCATTTTTATATAATTCATTTAGGTTAGAAGCTTCACCAAAATCAAGTTTCTTTTCACCAAGAACTACATTAGCAATATGGTCCAATTTATAAGATTCTTGTGGACCATAAGTAAATGCGAATTTTTTAAATACTGCAAGGTAATCAAGAATTGTAACACCTTTTAATTCATATTTGTCACGAGTTTGAGTAGAGAATGGTTGTTGTATTTCTCTCTTGTCTATCATTCTCCAAGGAGATAACATTTTCTCTTTTGACCCACCATTAATTTTTGCTATACGATTTACAAGATATGGAATATCAAAAAATTCTACATTCCAACCAGTAACAATATCAGGAGAACTAATGCCCCAATGAACTAAAAATTTATGAAGTAGTTCTCTTTCAGTTTGACATTTAATATAACGAACTTCATATTTTTCCATTAAAGATTTTTCTATATCATAATCACCACAACCAAATGTGTAATAAACATCGTCTATATTATTTTTCATTGTAATCGCAGTAACTTCTTGATCGGCAAGAGCTGGGTCTGGAAAACCTTCTCCATATTTTACCTCAATATCAATAGAAGTTACATTAATTATATTACGATTCCAATGAATATTTCCTGGAAATTGTTCATTAATATATTGAGCAACATAATTAGTATTACCATATACACCAAAGTTATCAACATCTTTATATTTTTTTATAAATTCTGAAGCATCTTTCATACTACTAAATATCATAGGGTCGACAGATTTACCATCAAGAGATTTCCATTTAGTATTGGCTTTTTTAGATGTGACGTGTAGAGTGGGTTTGAATGGAATGGTGAAGCTCACCTTCTTTCCGTTTTCATACCCAATATATTTGATTACTTTTCCATGACGAAAAGCATTGATATAAAAAGTATTATTCATGATAATATTATACCATAAATCATACTAAAAGTAAACAGATTTATGCGAATATTTCCTGCTGTGGTGGTGTTTGAATTTTTATAATACCGTCAACCATACTTTTATAATTATCTTCTAATTGTTCTTCAGGTTGAGCGACGAACATAATATGTTCTTCTTTAATCATTAACTCATCAATTTCACAATAAGGCAAATAAGGAACGAAGCCTATTTTACCATGTGCACCTGGTTCAGGTATTAAAAGAATGGGATTTTTAACGAATTTTCTTTTCGTATTTTCGTTAACTATTGTTACTAATATTTCTTCACCCGACGTAAGTCGAATTAATCTAATTTTTTCATTCATATTTGTTTTGATTTATAATCTTTGATTGCTGCTTTAATTGAATCTTCAGCTAAAACTGAGCAGTGTATTTTAACTGGAGGTAAGTTGAGTTGTTCAACTACCTCTACATTTTTAATTTGCTCTGCGTCATTAAGTGTCATACCTTTTAACATTTCAGTTATAATAGAAGAAGATGCTATTGCAGAACCACAACCATAACATTTAAATACTGCGTCCTGTATAATATCTTTCTCTACTTTGATTTGTAACTTCATAACGTCGCCACAAGCAGGAGCACCTACCATACCAGTACCCACATTTGGGTCGCCTAAGTCCATCTTACCCACATTACGTGGATTATTATAGTGGTCTAAAACTGCGTCTGAATATGCCATAGTGCTCCTTAGTATTTATTAGCCTAGCAATAGCTTTTTAGCATGCTTAGGCAGGTCACCTAAATTAATAGTTTGAGGCTTGTCCTCTTCTGGAACATCGTTCTCCAAAATAACTACAAGTAATCCATCAACAATATCAGCGCCTACGACCTTAATGGTCTCGCTTAATGTGAATGAACGCTCAAACGCTCTTTGAGAAATACCACGATGGGCGTAATCTCTTGTATTAGCGGCACCCTTATGTTTACCGGTAATAGTTAAAACACTTTTCTCAAGTGTTAGGTCAATATCTTCTTTCTTAAATCCCGCAACAGCGATTTCAATTAAAAAGTGACCGTCATCTCTTTTGATAACATTATACGGTGGGTAGCCAACACCTCTGGCGCTTTCCACATTCATTTCAGATAATGTATTAAAGAGAGAATCGAATCCCAGGAAGGTATCCCTCGGGAAGTTAAATGCTAAGTTTGACATAATGTCCTCCTATTAAATAGCAAGGTTAAAATTGTAGTCACCATGACTACGGTTAATGTAGGACCTTTCGCATCCTACAAATCTATTTATACATATATTATATCATAGTTTGACGTATTTGTAAACAGTTTTAATAAATTATTTTGCTGACTTATTTCATGCATCATTCGTATATCATCTTTATACCATTCATAATTTGGATATGTTATATTCCAACCACCTGCTTCTTGCCACCACCTAAAACATTCATCATTATCTCTAACTACTGCAATGATTTTACTTTCTGGAAATAACTCTACAATATCATTTAAGTAATATGCAAAATTATGAGATAGTATTACTTTAGTTTGGTCTTTAGGTCCATCAAAACTTTTGTCAATTTCATCAATCCACATTTGTCTAGTACCAAAAGTAAAGCCTAACCAATTACCATATTGCATTTTTGGTCCATAGTAATTTCCTTTATGACCAGCATATTTATGATGTTTATATATTTTGTCAGGAGTATAATCAGTCATATCTGCATTATACTCCTTTCTAATTTTTTGAGCTTCATTGCTCCACATACTTCCTGGAGCACCTGTTACAAAAATCCAGTTCTTCACCCTCTTAAATCAGTTCCTTCAAGCTGTGTTGGTACCTCAACTTCTATTACAAGATGGTCTTTAAATATGCTTGCTAATCCTAATGCTTCTGTATTAAACTTAATTAAATTCCTAAGAGCATCTTCAGTAATGAATGACATAAGGGTATCTCTATGTGCATCACCATCAGCACCAATCTTCCATTCATATTTACCAACTTTAGCTTCAATAGCTGCTATTGCGTCTGGGTCTTGAGCCATTGCTTGCAATGCATTTTGTAAAACGAATGCATTTGGATTTCCTTTATTTACCCATAAGGCTTTTTGCATACCATCTCTAAATGATTTGACAAGCTTATAAGCATCATAAAATTCTCCGCTTGGTGGTGCATCCCAAAGTTCTTCAAATAAAATTTCTAATTGGAACCCAGGATAGTTAGGGTCATCAGCATGACTTCCATCTGCTTGCAATATACCATGATGGAACCATATTTCTGCTTTGTCATTTGGTTCAACATGTTTTTTATATGCAGCTGGGTTTTCTCTTGTACCATTTAGTTCACCGCGTTTGAATGCAAGTCTACGTTCACCGCCTGACATTCCATTAACCCAAGTCACATGCTCTTTAAAGCATGCAATATAATAATCTATTGATGTAGATTTATTACCACATATTAACATGGTCATAGCAAAAGCTTCGGGAACCATACCCGAACCAGCAGCAAAACTTGGATGCGTCATATCTGCTCCAATAGCTTTACCGGCTATAATATTTAAATTCATAAGACCAATTGAGTCATAATCATTATAGTCATAGTCAACATTCTCTTGTAAGAAGCTAACTCCATTACCACCATGACTTACCATGACAATCTTATCAGATGTTCTTAAAGAGTTATGGAATTCATTAAAGCCAGGAATATCTCTTGCTCCTGGTATATGTTTAATGGTTATATTTTCTCCTAAGAATGGTTCAAGTTGGGTGGCTATAATTTGAGCCCATTGGCTTGTTCCAGCTCCAGGTTTTTGTGGTACAACAAAGATATAATCAGCTAAGGCTGATGTTGTGAATGCCATAAGGCAAAGTGCTATTAATTTTTTCATGCATACTCCAGTTTGTTTTTTCTTATAGACAATGTTGCCATTGCTATAATTGTTATAATTAAAATAATAAATATTGGCCTAGTCATAAGAGTATCTATAGTATATAAAGCACTTAATTGTAGGGTCAATGTTTCTACTTTTATGGCTAAGATGAATGCCATCAGCAAAGCTGGTCTACTATATTTATATTGTTTGCAAAAGACTCCAAGAGCTGAGCATAAAATTAATATAGCATAGTCCTCCCATCCTCCAGTGTATTGAGCACAAGCCCAAGTGATAAACACTACAAGGATTGGAAAATAATATTTATATGGCCAAGAAGATATCTTTGAAATGTATCTATTAAACACAATGCATAATATACCTACTAAAACCGTAGCCCACATAAATCCAAATGTGAGACTGTCAAAAAATCTTGTATCATAAGCAAGGTCAGGCGTTCCTAATTCAAAACCTAATACCATAAATAAAGCCATTAGTACTGCAGCAAAAGAAGCTCCAGGGATTCCAAATAAAACTGTGGGAATCATTGATGTAGCCTTTTGAGAATTGTTAGCTCCTTCCGAACCTATAACACCTCTTATATTTCCTTTACCAAATTCTTCATTAGGATTGGCAGCAACGGCTGAACCATACGCCATCCAATCTCCCATTGCACCACCAAGTCCTGGAAGGAAACCAATAAAGGCTCCTATTGCTCCGCCTCTTATTGAATCCCATCTATATTTCCATGCGGCTTTAATTCCATCTAAGGTTTGGCCTTTAGCATTATGTTGTATAGCAGTTCTATCTCCTTTTCTCCAACCATCTAATATTTCAGGGAAAGCAAATAAACCAGCAACCATCGGCATAATCTGAATACCAGCTCCTAGATACTCCCAACCGAATGTCCACCTATCAGCATTTGTCACTGGGTCAGTACCTATACTCCCTAAGAATAATCCAATTAATATAGCTATTAAGCTTCTAATCCAGAATTTATTAGATACAAATCCAACACAGGCAAGAGCTAACATAACAAAAGCCCACATCTCTGGGACGCCAAAGACCATCATAAGTTTTGTATACCAAGGGAGTAAAGCAAATGTTAATGTTCCCCATAAGAGACCATTGACTGTTGAGGTGGTTATTGCTGCAGTAAGAGCATAGGTTGCTTTACCTTGTTTGGCCAGAGGGTGACCATCGACCATTGTGGCTGCGGCAGAATTTGCGCCTGGGATACCTAATAAGATTCCGGAGTATGTATCACCTGTAGTAGAGGCTGCTACTACAGCCATACAGAATACAACTCCTAAGTACGGGTCTGAGAAATAAGACATAAAACCAAATAGAACTACAAGACCTGTGGTGGCTCCTGCTGCTGGTATCAATCCAATTATAAGCCCATACAATGTGCCTAATAACAATGCTAAAATCATAATCTAATTTTTATTTTATTCCAATATTATACTTGGGACATAATTCCCAATCCCCTTTTTCCTTATGTGATATTATTTTAATTTGATTTAATGGAGCTGTTTCTCCTATTGGTGCTACAGTTTCTAATAATCCCCAATCAGACATAAGTTGTACAATTGTATTGCGTCTATGGAGGTCATTTTCTGTGAGGTTAGATGGTTTACCATCTAATAAGAATAACTCTTTAAAGTGAGTTATGAAGTATCTTCCTTGTTTATGAAGGATATGACACGATTGAAATAGTTGAGAATCTCGTTTGGAAGCTACGCCCATTCGAGTTAATGTTTCTCTAATTTTGAGAAAATCGTCTGGTTCTGCTAATAAAACTTCTAACATCATATCTGGTTTCCAGTCAACCAGTTTGTCTCTGTGTTCCACCATGAAATATCTTCCCCTTTATTATATTAAGGTTTTCATTACTTAAAAGCGGAAGTACATCACGAGCTTTTTCATTGCTATAACCATAATATCTTTTTATAGCATTGATATTTTCAGATTCAATAGATTTGTTCCACTTGGAGAAACGATTACGCTTCCTAACAATATTTATAAGAAATGAGTATTGCAATCGGTTGTCGAGATGGTGGAACTTATTCATTTCGTTAGCGTATAAGACAGTATCTGGAAAATAAGATAGACCACGATTAACCATAAAGGCATTATAATCTTTTTCATTTTCAAGTATATCCTTTTTAGTATTGGATATTGATTTTATTAATTCAAATGGACTCATAGTTTTTTCCATACCCATACAGCGAGTTGGACTGGTGTTGTGCCATCTCTAATAGATATCATTGTTTCAATATGCATATCTAATACTTTAAATTTATCTTTAAACCATTTGAATGCGCAATCATCAGCATTTGGTATTGTCCAATTAGCATATTCTGTATCAGCTTCCATATGAATCTCTGCTCTATTAAGATGAACTCTTACAATACATAGTCCACCTTTTTTTAACCATGAATAAAATTTATCAAAATAATATACATTCTCCTCAACAGGTCCAAAATTACATGAGCCTAAAGCTAACACAACATCGGCAAAGTCTCTGCCAAATATTTGATGTGCTTGATTGAAAGTTGCTTGGAAGTCTGCTTCTGGATATGGAGCAGCATCAAATCCTATAAGATTTTTAATTTTCTTTTTAAATGGATTAATACCACAACCAGCATCAATAACTAAACCTTCAGGTTTTACTCCATTAATAAAGTCAGCTAATAATATACCTGAACTATCATGGTTATTAAAGTGGTCTATGTCATATGGTTTTCTAGTAAAAAAATCAATGACTTTATTTTCATTATCACTAGGTGGTTTTGACATATTTAACATTTTCAAGTAAAAAAGATCGCCAACCATTATTGTCTGTATCAAACACAGCTAAGACATCTTTACTTCTGGCCTTAACAGATAATCCTTTTGGTGTCATATCTTTTGGTATAAATTCAGATGCTAATGTACAATTCATAATACGTTCAGTACCATCTTTCTTTTCAAAGCAAACATTAACTACACCATCATGAAGAAATTCTTTTAAATCTTTTCTAAATTGTGTTTTTTCATTCTCGTTCATTATATTTTACGCCAAGATTTTCAGCTAAAATGAGCCTCATATCTTTAAATAATCTACTGGCTTTTTCCAATTGCCATACAATATTTACCATAGCTAAAGCCATAATTATTGTTGCATAATTTGATAATTCTTCTAACATAAGTCTCCTATTTAAATTTAATTTGTGACATTATTTCTGTCATACATGCCACTACGTTTAATTCATGGTCAGCTACAAAACTATCTTTATAAGAATAGTCCGCAAGTATAAGCACTAATTGTGGAACACTCGTGGGTGAAACATACTCAACCATATTATCATAAATTATTCTAAACAACTTTGAGGATTCTACGTCAATGTTATCAGTAACCCACTTGCGCATACTCTTAAAGTTTTTAGATTTTAAATCTTTCATTAATGCCTTAATGCTTGACTCAGATAGAGTAACAAGAATACCGGTATCAATGGTGCCACTCATCCCATACCTTTGACACTCATTAATGATGCGTCTCCAGTCTGGAATATATTTCATAATCAGTTCTGCAAGAACCTGATTTTCATATTTAATTTTTTCGGAATCAAGAATAAATTGAAGCCGTTGCATAAATTGCATGGCCATCTTTTCCTTATTTCCTATATTAAATTCATATATAGAACACCTTGAGTGAAGTGGGTCTATAATACGATTCTTAAAATTGCAAGTTAATATAAATCTACAATTAGAAGAGAACTCTTCTATGAACCCACGTAAAGCAGGTTGTGTAGATTGGGGATTTAAGTAATCAGCCTCATCAAGAATGACTACCTTTTGTCCACCATGTAATGATACTGTACTTGCAAACTGTTTTATTTTACCACGAAGTGTATCAATGTTTCCATCTTCGGAACCATTAATCATCATATAGTCTAAATCTAATTCATTACATAATGCTTTAGCGACTGTAGTCTTACCAACTCCAGCCGAACCAGTAAAAATCATATTGGGTAATTCTCCCTTAGATTTTATTTCAAGAAATGTATCTTTTAATCCTTTTGGGAGAATGCAATCCGCTATAACTTGTGGTCTATATTTTTCTACAAATAAAAACTCTTTCAAGTGAACCTCATAATATAATTAATGTAGTATTATTCTTCTTTTTTTGGTGAAGATGCAACTACGAATGCTTGTAAACGATTACGAACAGCACCAACATCACCTAACTCAGCACCTTCAAATGCACCGCGTTTAGTCACTACGTCAATGATTTGAACTGCAGCAGAGATATCGCTTAGTTGTAAACCGGGTTCAGGAGCAGGAGCTTCTGGTACCTCAGCTTTAGTTTCAACTGGCTCTTCAATCACGTCTTCAGTTTTCTTTGCCATATTATTCCTTATATGTTGTTGTTTTATCAAGAGCGATCCAATATTTGGTATCACCTGCCATTACAGAAGCAATAAGCTTCTTATCAATACCAAATTCATAGGAATCTGAATTGATGAATTTAAAATTATTCATATCAAAAACAAAATCAAACTCTGCAGTAGTATTTATACTACAACTTGGAACGTTTAATGTGAATTGATTTGAAGTTGGATTAGTCTTATCAACCACTACAGCTTCAATAAACTGTGAACCAGTATTGCTCATTCGTACACTTAATTGATTTGTTCTAAGAGTAGCTGAAGCTTTACGTAATTGTGTTAGTTGGTCATGAGTAAGAGTAAATTTAACATCGTCACATTCTAAATCAATATCCTTTGTAGGGATTGTTAGAATGTCTTTATCAGAGAAAAAATACTTAAATGTTGTAATACCATCAGTAATAATTAAATGTTTTTTATTATCATCAAAAGCGAGAGTTGGATTATCAAACATATTAATACAAGCTAAAAACTCACCTAAGTCATATATTCCAAATTCATATGGAAATTGGTCAGGTATATTTGTTTTTGCCATCAATGTTTTAGATACTGACATTGTTCGAACAAATCCAGGCTCACCTAATGCAATGTTACTATTAATAGTTTGATAGTTATTTAAAACTTCAATTGTCTGTGGATTTAGATTCATCCATTTTCTCCTTTATATCATGTTCATTCATTGCTAATAAAGTATAATGAATTATTTTCATTAAGTCCTCTCTATTAGCTCCATTTTTTTTACCATATCTTGACGCATATTTAAGTACATTACCAAGACAAAAGTCCAATCCTCTTCCAGAAGACGAGATTAGGTCCATACTTTGGATTCCATTTGCAGATGTGTAGTGACCTGAGTAGGTCTTTTCAACATATTTAGTTAACTGTTTTATGTTTTCAGCTTCATTAAATTTCGTATTAGTAATGTTCATAATGTTATCAATTTCATCACTTGTTATATTATTAAATTTCATATAGGTATATTATATCATAAAAAATAAGGAAAGTAAACAGCTTTATGAAATATTTTTATACATTATTTTGTGATTAGGTTCATCATCAGGGTGGCCACAACATATATATGGTCCTATCCAATATTGAAGAGGAAACCTATGATGATATGAGGTTTGACCATGATATTCAAAAACTATTTTATTATTTAATTTAATTATAACATAGCCATTATCATTTGTAGTTTGAAGAGTTTCCACTATTATATTATTCCATACATTAGGAATAAAAGTAAAATCTTTATGTGCTGTATTTGACATATCATGGTCATTTGAATATTTTACATTTATCCATGTAGTGTTTATAGAAATTGTTGGAACAGTATTAGTGTTTCCACCAAATGGTTTAAGTTCCCAAATTTTTAACATAGTACCATGCATATTTTCTTTTTTAAATTCAAAAGAATATTTTGCAGGAACATTTAATTTTGCATCTGAATGTTTTTGCTGAAGTTGATTACGGAGAATATCTCTTCCACAATCATTATCTCTATCATTAATGCATATATCAGATATTAATTTAAATGTAACTTCATTTCCATTTTGAATAATATTCTCAATACCACTTGTAGATTTAGCATACCAAAACATATCATTAAAATAATAATTATCTTGATATTCTGCATTAACAGAAGATGCTACAAGAGCAATGGCAATCCGTAACGCACATAGTTTATACCGCAACTGCATCTGTAATTCTCGCAACTAATTGTTTAGTGTGTTTTTTAGTTTTGTTAAACTTCTTAAACTCATTCCTAATGTCTCTGATTGTTTCAGTTTTCTTAGGTTCAAATTCTTCATCAACATGTTTTTGACCAACTTTAATTATAAAGTAATCATCATAACCTTTTTGGTTAGTCCAAGCTAGAAAATTATTTTTTCTCCACTTCTTTATAACGTCTTTAAATTCTTTATAATTTTTTTCATTAACATCCCAATAGCCTTGACCAAAAGAAGAAGCATCATGTGCCAAATGAAAACCAAATATTTTAGCACCAGTAATTTCTTTAAGTCTAAGTAAAGCACTTGTATAAAGTTCTCTAGTGCTTTCACCAAAAATAAGTTTACCATTAAAGTTAATCATTTTATGATTACGATGAGTTTTAATATCAGAATGTTCGTCATCATTAATTCCAACAGTGTCAGGATAACCATCAGTAAGTATCATAACATTTGTCTTTTGAATTGCATGTCTTTTTTGAAATTCATTAGTAAGTTTAGCTGCTAAAATCGTAGTTTGAATAAGTGGAGTTGAACCCATTGCATCAATTTGATGAAGCTGACCACCAGCTATATAATATGTAGAATCACGTCTATATGAATGAGCTTTACTTATACCAAATGCTTCTTTAGCAGCTTCATCAAAAGTTCTATTATTCATTTTTGAAGAAAACATTTCAACAACTTTTATTTTAGTTAAGTCATCTATTTCATTACCCTTAACTACAATCTCGTCTTGAAGTTCTCTACCATGCCATCCAGAAGTTGTAAATGAATAAACTTCAAATGGAATGTTAACTTTTCTGCAAAACATTGCTATTGAAATTGCTTGGTTAGTTACATCTTCTATGATATCACACATTGAACCTGAAAGGTCCATAAACATCATTATTCCATGTGACTTAGCTTGAGCTAATTGAGTAGTAGTTAGGAAAATATCCTCAGAAGTTTTATAAGCATGAAGCTTTAATGGGTCAAGTTTTCCAGTTTTTGAAGTTGTAGCTCTTGAATATTCAAAAGCTGCCTTTTTTCTTTCAAAATCTTTAGCCAATAAATTAGCTGTAGAGTTTAAAGCTGCCTTTGATTTTTCCCAGTCTGTTGCAACTGCTGGATTACCATAAGCACTATATTCAATTTCACCTGGATTTTCTTCACACCATTCCATTCTAAAAGCTGCTGCTTCTTTATAAGTAAATACAATTTTTTCTAAATTTTCTTCTGTAATTCCTGAAGAATACATAGACTGTTTTGACTCTTTATCATATTTGTCTTCTTTACTTTCAAGTAAATCTTTTTCGTTTTCTCTGAAATTTTCTTCAGTCCAAGGAGAATGTTTATCAGCTGGTTTTTCTTCAGTTTCAGATTCTTTACTTTCCTCTTCAGATTCGCCACCATTATCACCTTCACCTTCTTCATCCATTTCCTCATCATCTTCTGGAGGAGTAGTACCTTGTGTGTTTTCAGTTTCAGCATCATCATCACCGTCCATATCATTAGAAGGAAAATCAGCGCTAGTACCTTCAGGCATTTCTTCATCTTCTTCATGTTCATCAATCCAATCATATAGTTTTTGACAAATTTTAAGAACATCATCCCAAGTTTGAACTTCCATAGCTTCTTTAACTAATGGAGCTTCCTCATCTGAGAATTCAACTGGAACATAACCTCTACCTTTTGAATGAACATTCAATCTGTCCATAAGACCAGATTCATTAATGTCTCTATCGTCAGTACCAAATAAATTGTCATCAAAAAGTCTAGCATAACCAGCTGTAAAGGGACGAACTATTCCAGGATATGTCTCTTGGATTTTACGTTCGATACGAATATCTTCAACGATATTTAAATAAGCTCTTGGAATTTTACCAATTTTCTTTTCAGAATCGTGCCATCCATCAGCTGGAGTATAAAGAGCATGACCAACTTCGTGTCCAACAAGAAGGTCATAAACATCTTTACCTTTGTCTTCCCAAAGTGGCAATCTTAAAACACGATTTTCAACATCAAATGATGCTGTTGAATAATTACCATGCTGAACTGCTAAATTTTCTTTAGCTAATAGCTTGGCTAGGTATTCTTGTGATTGTAGATTAAGTGGCATATTAAGACCAATCCTCTGAACTTGAAGTACCAATTCCACCTTCATCTTCCATCATTGATTCTCTAAGCATAGCTTCTTCATCAGTAAGCTCTACTTCAGAAGGAGCATTAATAGTAGCATCAACTTTTTCATAAAGGTCTATAAAAGCAGCTTTAGTATCTTCATCAAAACGATTTACACATAAAGCTATTGCTTTATCACGTTTGTTGAAGATTGAATAAGTTTGAACGATGTGGCATAATCTACGAGTTGAAATAACTTCGTCAATACCTTCATCATAAAAAGTCTTACGAATTGCATCAGCCCAGCCAACTAAAAGCTTACTAAATTCTTCGTCAATCTTTTCGAATTTTTTCATATGCTTCATAACAATTTTTTCCTCAGTCTTAATAGTTGGGAAAGTTTGCTCTAAAGTAATTGTAAATCTTTCAAGGAAAGCATCATCAATAATACCAGCTGCTGAGTAACGTCCATCTTCTGAACCTTTACCTTTTGTGTTAGCTGTGGCGATTACGTTAAAACCTTCGCGAGGTTCAATAACTTCACCTGTCTTTTTAATAAGAACTGGCTTACCTTCAAGAACTCCTTGAAGACACATAACTTTATTAGTACCACGGTCGATTTCGTCAATCATTAAGATTGCTCCAGCTTCCATAGCTTTAATAACTGGTCCTTTTTGAAAAACTGTCTCACCTTTAATAAGACGGAATCCACCAATTAAATCATCTTCATCCGTTTCAGGAGAAATCTGAACTCTAACATATTCACGTTTAAGTTTTGCACATGCCTGTTCAATCATAAATGTCTTACCATTTCCAGATAGTCCAGAAATATATGTTGGGTAAAACATTTCAGACTTAATAATTTTTAAAAGTTCTGTAAAGTTTCCCCAAGGAACAAAAGTCTTATCATAAGCAGGTACAAAAACTTCATCATTTGAAACTGAAGCAACTGCTGTAGTAGACTGGTATGACATTTCTGGGTCCTTTTTAGGAGCCGCAGATTTTGGCATTAAACTTGTTAAGTCATAAGTACCGCGAGTTACCACTGGGCAATTCTGACGATATTTAACAAATGTATAAGCTGACCTTGGATTTTCTCCAATATCAGATGCAGCCTTTTTGATTTGTGTAGTTGTAAAGTGTACCTTTCCAGGGTAATCATTCATTAATTTTTCTATCGCTTTATTCATAATATATATTTTTGGTTCCTTTTTTAT